TAAAAAAATAAAGACTATTTTAAAGAATACAATAAAGAATATTACAAAGAGAATTTAGATGAAATAAGAGAGAAGTCGAAAGAATACCGAGATAAAAATAAGGAACATCTTAAAGAGAAGTCCAAAGAATATTACAAAAACAATAAAGAAAAGATTAGGGAGAAGGCAAAGGAGTATCAAGAAAAAAATAAAGAACATCTTAATCAAAAGTCCAAAGAATACAGAGAAAATCATAAAGATGAAATAAGAGAGAAGAATAAAGAATACAGAGAAAAAAATATAGATAAACTAAAAGAAAAATCCAAGGAGCATTACTTAAACAATCAAAATAAATACATTCAAAAATCAAGAGAATATCGAGAACAACATCCAGATAAGGTTTCACAAGTGAAAAAAGAATGGTATTTGAAAAATAAGGAAAGACATGCTATTAAAGGAAGAGAAAATTATGAAAAGACACGTGAGGCATATATAGAAAGCCCAAAGACATATTACGAACAAAATAAAGAAAAGGTCAAACAACAACAAAGAGAGCGATATGAAAAATTAAGAGAAAAAGTAGAATGTGAATGTGGGAGTAAAGTATGTAAATATTCCTTGACAACACATTACAATTCAAAAAAGCATAAAGAATATGCAAGGAGACAATCATTCACACAACTCTTTTAAGCGTTCAAGGTCAGCAACCATATGTCGTATGTCTATATTCCCTCCATACTTTTCATGGATTTCATTGAACGATTTTTGAGTAAAACCATATAATCGAGATCTATTGCTCTTTTCTTCTTCTATATGTATGCCTTGTTTAAAAAGGAGTTTATTAGAATCATAATAATTACGACTAAAAATAATTGGTTGAAGGTCTCGAATTATTTTATTTTGTTCTGTTAATAGTTGCGATAATTCGGTTTGAAGTTTTTGCTCTGTGTGAATTTCGACATCTTTGATTTATATAAATAAAAACTTTTTAAAATTATTTATATAAATGACGAATAACTTTATAGCACCTCAACCCATTTTAAAAATAGACGACGAAGACAAAATTAATCTTGACCCATATGACGGAGATGAAAATGACTTGACTGAAAGACGAAAATATAAACTTTTTAATATATGGTCGACTTGGAATGATTGTATGATGAATTTAAAGAAGATTGAAGAGATGAATGCGGATGAAATAAAATTTACGCTGTATAGTCTTATCGACCGCATAGGTAGAATATTGAGTTCTGGCGGAGATATAGGCATTGAACTTATTGCGAAGGATTAATAGTAATATTATGTAAATCTGTTTCATTAAAGTAATTGCGGTCGTCTGAGAATATTGAAGTATATACAGACCAATAATGATTAATACCATCATCTTCACTTCCACCAGTATCTACATTCCATTCAATTTGAAAAGTTGCGGTGTTATGACAATAGTCTTTTTCATCATTCGTGTAATAATGACAGTTGTAGGGTTTCTCCATATTTTCTATTTGTTCTAATACTTTTTGAAAAATTTCATGGTAAGTAGGGTCAAGTTCGTAAATATTTCGTTGTATCTCAATTGGTAAATTATACATTTTTTCTCTTCTATACGAATTAATTATTCAAAAGAATAGTTAAATCAAAATTTTAGTTAAAAAAGATGTTTATGACAATACTCACGAAGGTCGTTGTATAATTTAGGATTCGAACACTCATACACATTTTTATTCTCGAGTAAAATCTTATCAATAGTTCTATTCAAAAAATACTCAATGTTGTTATACTCCAAATACGAAATTCTCAACAAGGACATGTTATTTTCACGAGCATAATTATTCTTACACAAATCTCGACAGACTTGGTCTTTGAAATCTGTGGGATTCACCCCAAAATAATTTACTGATTTAAAATGTTGTTCTCCATCCAATTCGACCATCAATTCAAAATTATTTGATAATGTAATAATCATATCTGGAATTAAAGTTCTTGAAATATTATTATTGTGCTTATCAATACAACGAATACTCCTTTTGTCATATTTAATAATGTGTTGATGAATTTTACATAACTCTTTTAAACATGTCTCCGCTTTATTAAGATTACATACACCACACCAATTATTATGACAACTTATATTGTCTAATTGAGTTTTAAAATGATGACGCTGATGAACCCTTAAAAACTTGACGAGGTGTTATTTTTTCATTCTTTTCATAATTCCAATATTGAGAGCGAGGATGACTTTGAAATGACTTTTCGATGCATTCTTTACAATTATCATTTTCACATAATTTTTGATTCGAACAATACGGACACCATTGATTAAGCGTGGTGATATTACTCAAACTGGATTGAAAACTGTGCGAGCATTTATCACATTCGAACCAATATTTTTGGGCAGAGTTCAAACACGACTGTCGTGGTTTTACATTTCCATTCTTTTCATAATTCCAATATTGAGAACGAGGATGACTTTGAAAAGATTTTTCAATACATATTTTACAATTTTCATCTTCACAAAGTATTTTTTTAGTCCTGCTACAATACGGACACCAACTATTTAGTGTAATTTTACTTAAACTTTTTTGAAATTCATGAGGACATTTATCACATTTAAACCAAAATTTTTTATCACTACTTTTTCTAATGTCCTCTGGTTTCATATTATCATTCTTTTCATAATTCCAATACATCGATTTAGGATGACTAGCAAAACTTTCTTCAAAAGACTTAGGTTTATAAATATTCCCTTTTGGTGGCATTTTCTATTTACAGTGTAAAAGAGAAGTATGAATCAATTTTATAAACTCCAATTAATATGACTTTTTAAAATCTCTTCATTCTTATTAGGATTGGTCTTAAAGAGATGTAAAAATCGTTCGAATCGTTCCTTAGCATTTGGAATCTTTTTAGAATGACGAGTCATAAATAATAAAAAACTCATAGCATAATCACCGCATACTTCGCTACGAATAGATTGAATTTGTTCTGTGTTGTAATATTTTTTCTTATATTGATTCATGTATGATTCAATCTCAATCGCCGGATTAATACCAAATGGGTCAAAATAAAATATTGTTTCTCCGTCTTCAATCCACAACGACACCCAATGACTTCCAGGTAAAAAATTGCCGTTGGAGTCTAGTAAGTTCGACATATTCACAACCATTCCAGATTTTTGTGATATTTTAGGAACTTTGTGGAGGTAATCTTTTGAAAAGACGCCTATAAAAGGAATACTGTTGGTTCTTGCTATTCTTTCAATTTGTAAGTTGTTCTTCATTTTTATGAAAGATGATTTTAAATTTATGTCTTTAAGTTGTTTTATCTTACTAATGGATTAAATCTGGGATTGGGGTGCTTGCGTATTTTAAAAGATGCCCCTTCTCCACGGAGATACAAACCTTTGCCGTCTTGACCAGACCCAGAAAGAAACAATCCGCGTCCAGTAAGATCGCGAACTGAGGCAGGAGGATTTTGAGAAGGGTGATCTGGTAAAACCATAATTCCAGATCCAGTCTCATACAAACCAGTTTTATCACCAACGAATTTAGTAATCTTGGGTGCTACTTTTTCTCCTACTTTTTCGAGTAGAGGATTAATAAGAGGCACGGTTTCTGGGGATACGAGACCAGTGATTCCAGAGAGCGCCATAGGAATTATTTTTTCAGCGGTAGTCTTTACAACATCCTTAATTTTACTTCCCACTGGTTCTCTCAAATTTTCACGATAAAATTCAGCAATCTTTTTTCCAGCATTGCGGATGAAACGATTAAGATGTTTAAAGAGAGCACCCCCTTCTTGTAATTCGATATTCGCGTGATATTCGTCTGGATCGAATTTTAGAGTGTGTTTCTTGCCTTTACTTACTTTCTTATGTATGGCGTTCTTTTGTTTCGTAGAAAGGTGTATAGGATGACCTTGGTCGCTCAACATACCGCCGTTCAACATGATCCCTTTGCCATCAGCAAGTTTTCGTAGGTGTTTATCGTCCAGATTGATATGAACTATGTGAAAATGTTTAGATTTCATGTTTTATTATAAAAAGAGAAAATAATAATAAATGAGTTCTTCTTTTATTGAGTTTTTAAATAATACACCAACCGTTATATTTTTTGGTATTTTGATGTTGTATTTATTTTTCGTGTATTGTTTCGCCCATCTCTTTGTCATTTTATTTGTAAATTGTTTAGAAGATTGTTGTGAGAGGAGTTTCCAGAGTATTGTTTAAAATTCGTCTTCCATTGCCTCGAAAGTGGGTATAAAGTATTCATAGATGTATTTCTGTAAGTATTCGAATTGAAGCTGGATGTTGTCTATTTCATCGAACTCCACATAAAATAACTGTCGTATGTATTCGTTTATTTCTATCATATGTCCTTGAAATCCTTTTATTGTAGTCTTTAAATAACATTTCCTCGACATTTCATCAATGTTTCATCAATGTTTCATCATGTTTCATCAATGTTTTTAGACCCTTTTCAAGAACCATACAGAACCTTCCAGACATTTCTATATTTCTGGTATATAATATAAATATGATTAAACTATTAGTATCGAAACTAAACAGAGATTTACAAAGAGAATTAAATGAGTATATAGGAATATCCGACAAAGACCGATTAAAGAAATCCAGAGTTTTACACAATATCAAACAATTGTTTGTCAATAGTGATATTTATGGATTAACACACAAACTCACCAATCTTTATAAAATAGAAACATTTGAAGAACACTGGTTTGGAATGATTGATGATGAAGACTATTTTCACAAAGATATTATATTTGGAAAGTTGTCAAAAACCCGTTCTTGTATTTCCCATTAGGGTCTGTAAAGTCTACAAGGAGAAAACTACCGAACTCTTTTGTACACTCATCATACATCTTATTGAATTGTTCTGTTGTCAAGTCTGACGAGAATTCACGCAGTATCATTGCTCGGTCTCTTTCACCAGAAATTCGTTTAATGATGATATGAGAACATTGATTTCGTATAATTTTAGGAATACTATAATAATTTTGAGATAGGTAGATTACAGATGTTGATCTTGAGACTTTTCGTCCCTTAATAAACCACTCGGAAATCTTGGGTTGGAGTTTCGTGTAGGTAATCATATCATCAAAAATAATGAGGTTTTGTAATGTTTTATCTTCGAAGATAGGGTCGTTAGGACTTGGAACATTACCATTCTCATAGATATGAAATTGGTCTGGATTATCCTTAAACTGTTCTTCTAAGAATAAATACAAAGGTTCATGAGCGGTTGGAATGACAAGACAGATTTGGTCGAATGTGCCATTAAATCGATATAGTAAATCCAAAAGAATATTCGACTTACCACTTCCAGAATTTCCGACCATACACATGCGAAACGGAACATTAATTTTATGAGAAATACCGTAATTTGGATTGCGAGACTGGTT